CTTTCAATAAATCTTCTTTACCATTCTTGTCTTGATGACGTATTATATATTTTATAGCACAACCTTCAGGATATAACAACTTATTAGCAACCACAAACTTGCTCGGCTGTATGACATACTTTTGATAGTGACTCCCACCGTGTTGTTTGTCCCAAACATTTTTCTTTTTCATATTACCCCCATTAAAAATACTGCAATACATATTACAGTTATTAACGCTATGTCGTCGTTCATTTTACTCCTAACGTATATTTACCTTGTGATGCTACAGTCCAACAATCAAACTTACCTCTGCTGTATGCAACATATTTTAATCTGAGTTGTGTAAAATAATCTTCTTTTCTTGTTGCTGTCAGATCAACAACAACATTGTCAAACGTCAGACCTTTTACGGTATGTATGTTTGCATATTTTACTCTTACCTCTCCATCATCATATCCCTTGTTTAGAATCTTTCTAATGTAGATTAATCTATCTGGATCTGTTTTTTTTCTTATTAGTGCAAAGTCCCTTTCTTTTGCTGCATTTTCTTTTAGATACTTGTGATATATCATGTAGTCCATGGTGTATTCTCTATCAACCCACTCATCAAAACTCTCCTCACCCCTGCCATGGATTATCACTTTGCTACCCATGTATTGCCAGAAATCTTTTATCTGTTTTAGTGGCATGGGTGTGCCTCTACAAAAATCTGGCCATAGTTTATGACATCGTAATTCTTTCTTTGGTACGTGGGCCGTGTTCCCTACGTGTGCAAACTCTATACCCTGTTGCTTAAAAAATTTTTTGACCCATGAATCTGACGGCGTGCCGCGATAGGTAA